AAATTGTTAAACAAATCCAATTTATGTTCCTCAAGTATTTTCTGGTCTACAAGTGTATTAATTCTCTTGTAAGTTTTTTCTGCGAGTTGTTCACGAAGAATTCCACCTTCCCAAACCCACTCTTTTCCTTCCATAATTCCCGAAACAAATGCATCGGGTGCAGAAGGATCGGCAACAATATCAGCAGCAGTTGCTAACATAAAATCTTCACCAACTTCAGACCATCCTTCTTTGGACATTTTTAAAGAACCAATTCCACGAGAAGAAACTCCAAGTGTCACACCTTCTTTAAGAAGAGATTCTGCAATCTTTCCCATTGGTGTTGAAAGGATTTGTGCTTTCCCATGAAAATCATTTCCCTTTTGCTCAAGAGAAACAATTTTATGAGAAACCCGATCAAGATTGATAGTTGGACCATCGGGATGGCCTAATTCACCAAGAGCACGACCTTTATTAATATAAGATTCGGTATATCTTTTTACCTCACGTTCCATCACAGGTCTACGATAAACTCTGTGATTTCTATTTTCTTTTTCGGTCTGTAAAAAGGGTCCTTGAATAAACAAGGTCTTTTTACCATTCACACTCTCAGTAACAACTTCAACCTTTTCGATTTCTTCTCTGATTAGTTTCATTGATTTTTATGCGGTGATACCTATTCTTGCTGCTTTAATTGTCCCACTTCCATCAAAATAAATTGTATCTTCTTGATGCTTTTCAATTACTTCAACTGCACCATCTTTAATGGAAACAGAACCAATTCCATTATAACCTGCATCTTGAACATACAAAGTTGCCACACCTCCAGAATTATTATAAATTCTTACGAATCTGGCATTATTCACAGTGGTAGAATTTGCAACACCTGCTGTGATATCTACTTCAGCAGCAGAGACTAATATTCTTGCCATTTTTTTTAGAAATTCATTTAATAGTTATTTATTATTCTTCTGCTTCCGATTCTGTTTCTACATTATCAAAAAAAGAATTTGCAACATCAGGTCTGATAGAATCGACTTTTGCTGCTGCTTTTGTATATAAAATATCTTTGATAGCAGAACTCACATCAGATTGTTTTTCACCAGAAGCAATTAAATCTAAAAGATCATCCATATTGTTTAATAAAAACTAGTAGTATTTATATTTCCCCGCCCTTGGGCATTTCAGGAGCTTCCACTGACGATGCATCAATTTCCGGTTCCATTACAGGTTGTCCCAAATCCATTGATGCATTAGAATCTAATGGAGCACCTGTTTGTGGATCAATTGGAATACTTGGATCTGGAATAATTCCATCTTTGATTTCTTTTTCAATTAATTTATCTTGCTCTAAAATTTCAATGTCTGTTTGACGAAGAATCTTTCTTCTTACATAATCTTGAGAGAAATACTTACCAACATATGGTTCTGCGGTTGCAACCATACCCAATCTTTCATTCATAATCTCAGCTTCTTTTAATTCGGAGAAGTGATTATCATAAAGGAAATCATATTGAATGTGCTCACTCATAACCTCCCAATCTTCTGGAGTAATAATATTTTTGAGAATCAATTGAGTTCTCAACATATCATTAAACATATTTGAGAATCTCTTTCTCAATCTTCCAACAAATTTTGTAAATTTGAGTTCATCTCTTAAGATTTCAGAAGATCTCCCCAAGTTAAACCCACCTTCTCCATCCATTCTTGATGGGGGAACATTAAGGGACCTGAATAATTTTTTCTTAAAGTATTCAATATCAGTAATTTCTCCAAGGTTTTGGCCTCCTGGCAGAGTTGAGATTTCTGTTCCCCTTCCTCCTTCTCTTCTAGGAAGCCAAAAATCTTCGAGCATTGCCATATATTTTTTGTCATCGCGAATCTCTCCAGTGTTTGCATCATATACAAGTTTGTTGCGATATCTCATCATGACATCGCGAAGATATTGTTCTGCCTTTACTTTAGGTAAATTGCCAACATCAATATAAAAAATTCTACGTTCTGGTGCTCTTGATAATCTGTAGATTACCAAAGAATCTTCAATCATTCGAAGTTGATTGAGAGATTTGATGGATTTGTGAAGATATGAAAGAACCGAACCTTTGTTTCTATCTACAAGACCAGAAGTGCAATACGTGATTGCATCTTTTGCAATTTTGATTCCCTGACTTGCGCCAGTTGCATTCATATTTCCAGTCGGATATGTTCCTTTTGGATTGTAAATGTAATACTCTTCAATTTCTGGAAACTTATAATCCATTGGATCATTGCTTCTCAGATTTATAGGACTTCTATTTTCTTTTTCAGTATTTTTAGATTGGCGTACATGACGCATTTTCATTGCATCAATATACCGTAATTCTTGTATTCCTTCGTGAGGATTTTTTAAATCTATAATTTTATGATAATAAATTCTACCATCAATATACCAATTCCTATAAATTTCGTGAGATTTCTTATCAAAATCGAGAAGATTTAAAATATGTTTGAATTCTTTTCTTATTTTATTCTTTATACCATCACTTGCATTTAAATTAGAAAGTTCAATTTCAACAGGAGTATCATTAGTATCAGAAACAATAGCTTCATTTACAATATCTTCAATGGCACTATCACATTCTGGGTGAAGTGCCATTTCACGATATCTTTTTATTAAATCATATTCGGTTCTATATACACCTTCAATATCAACATAGGATCCAAAAAATCCACTGCTCATATAATGGTCAACCCCGTCCTCGTTATTTGGAGGAACGGGGGAAACCGATGAAGGTGATAGAGGTTCTGTATCCTCTATCGAAAACCCAAACAGTTTTGCCATAATTTATTTTGAACTTTTTACTTATTTATTAACCGTTGGGGCTACCTGCTCCAGCAAGACTAAATGACTGAACTTGGAATTCTACGGTGAATTCTTCAATTGTGTCTGTGGAATCGTATGAAAGATCAATTGCAGAAATATTTGTTGGGAAAATGTCAATAAATTCATACTCTTTTAATACTGTATTTGATTCTCCAGAACTGTCACGACTTGATGAGGTTTGACCTCTTCCAAGTTGGAATACTTTAGCATTTGCCATATATGCTGATGGATCTGTTGCTCCTAGATTATTTTCCAATCTAGCAATACCTTGCATCCATTGCTCAAACGAATTTCTAACAGCAAAATTCTCATCATTAATTACTGTTACAGTCCAAGTATCAATTGTCCTGTCTCCAGCAACTTTGAAAATTCTTCCTCTAAATGGAACATCGATTGAAGCAATATTCGAAGCAGGAAGATTTGCCGCTTTACACATAAATCTAAAGTTGTTTGGATCCCAGGCTGCATTTACAGCAGCATCTGGGAAAGTTGCCAATTCCACTTCAAATAGATTTGGACGGGCTCCACCCCCAATTAGAGCCGATTTAAATTGAGAGATAGATTGATTGGGTCTTGAAGTTGCCATTGATTTTTCCTCCTTTTTTTATTTAGATAATATTATCAAACTCTACCTGCTACTTCTTCAAAACTTACTCCTGTGCGAGTTGCAACAAAAGTGAGTGTTACATAATTAATAGACTTGGCAGGTTTCAGAAAGATGTCTGCTCTAAATTCATTGTTATCAATGACATCTGGAGTATTGTTTGTTGTATCACATACAACAAGGAATCCATAAATTCCTCTCTTAGCTTCAATATCTCTGAGATAAGGTTCAATGATATTTCTGAAGTTAGCTCTTGTCAGTTCATCATTAAGTTCGAATAACTGTGCTTCAGCAGCTCTTTGAAGTGCCTGTTCAACTGTGATGAAAAGACGACGAACATTAATTTTATCAAAAGCAGAAGCATAACCAAGAGCAGTTTTATCTCCAAAAAGCATTGTTCCTACACCAGGTTTGGTGATAATGGAGTTAACTCTCTTAGGATAAAGTTGATCTCTTTGTGCTTTATTTGGATTATATGCAAGTTTAATGGCATTATTAATAATGCCTCTTTGCTGTCCAGCAGGAGAGAACCAAGGATATGCCGTAATATTTGTGCGGCACATTAAACCAGCAATATCAGCATTGACTGGAATGTATCTAAACTCATTATTGAATCTATCATATGTGTACTTATAACCACTATCAAATACTGCATATGATGAAGAATTTATATCACCAAAGTATCTGATAAGATTATTAGTTTGAGTCGTTGTGTTTGTTTGGCCAACAAGATCTGTTCTGTGAGGACCAATGACTGCTATACAATCCTTTCTTTCTTCTGCAATAGAGATAAGTTGATTTGCTTTTGCTTGTGATTCAAATACAGTAGAACCTCCAGGACCCATGATTAAATAATCCGCCGCAATTTCGTCTCTATTACTGAAAAGACGATAAGCAGACATTAATTGGCCCAAATCTGCCTTCATTCTACCATTTGATCCAGATTCAGGAACACCGGAAGAATAATCTTCACCACCAGCAAGAGAGTATGTTACATTTCCAATTGCAGAGAATGTTATATCTTGTGCTGTTTGTCCCCACAAACCATTTCCTGTTGTTACTGCAGTAAAATCTGTAGAGAATCCAACAGCTCTTGGTGCAGTACCATGATATGTATCTTCTGCTTGTGATGGATTATATCCAGCATAAACATTGGCAGAGAAATCTGCAATATACTGCTTGTAATATATTTTTTGTGGTGCATTTACTGTTGAAACCGCATCAAGTGCTTTTGAAAGGCCAACATGCTTTTCAATAAGTGTTCCTTGATTGCCGGTAACTAGTCCATAGTCATCAACAACTGCAAGGTGTAATCCATCACCTTTACCATTTCTATCCAATACATATTGATTGGTTATTGGTCTTGGTGCAATAGTTTTCCAGAAAATCGTGGCATTTTCTAAAGTCAAGACTTGTTGATCATACCAATCAACAGAAGTAGCTGGTGTGTATGCTCCAACATCCGCAGATAATCCAGTATTAATACCAGAATTATTAACAAAATACAATTCATCCGAAGTATCAAAAGATCTGGTCGGAGAACCTTCTGCATATGTTATTGCTGTTTCAGTTCCACCAGCAGAAACTCTTGAAACAATCTTTACATCAATCGTTGAATTGCCATTTGTACCATCTGTGGTAACTCCTACGATAATTCCTTTGAGGTAACCACCAAGCGTAGATTCTGTACCAACTCCAGCAAGAGTAGTTGAAATACCTGCGGTAACACCATATCCAATTTGAGCACCGGCAAGTAGCGGACTTACAGTGCTAATTCCAATAGTTTGGTCTGCAAAGTCATCAATTGTGCAAACTTTTAATCCATTCGCCCATGAACCTGGATTTTTTGCAGCATATGTAAAATTAGTTGCCTCATAGTGATTTGCACTGTAGTCATCATAGTTAAGAACTTGAAGTGCATTAGTGGATGCAATTCCAACACCGGCATTTGCATTGTTGAGGTCTTCATCTCCACATCTTACAACTTTCAGAACTCCTCCATATGACAAGAATGAGGATGCACTCATCCAGTATTCATATTGAGCATCTGTTGAAAGAGGTTTTCCAAAAACATTGATTAAGTCTTGTTCCGTAGCAATATCGATAGGAAAATCGACTGGACCAATAGGGAAAGGACCTGCAATAGCACCAATATTATCTAAAACATTATCAACTCTTCCTACTGTTAAGTCAACCTCTCTCGTAAGTACTCCGGGAGATAATTGAGGAGTTGCCATTTTTCTCTCCGTATTTTTTCAGTTTATCTAAAAAATATTTATTAAAAAGCAAATTTACACTGGGGAAGTTCGACGTGAACGCTACCAATCGGGATATACGTCTTTAATTTTAGATATTGAGTTAATTTTTTTTCTCTGTTTCTTTATTCTTTGCTTTGTGCAGTCTTTACATTCATATGAATATGACGATGCTACAGCTCCTCTATCTTTTCTGGTTCTATAAAATGACTCTATTAAATTTTTAGTTTCTCCACATATTCTACATCTCCTATCATTTAAAAGTAAATGACCAAGTTTTATTTGACCATCTAAATCCATTAAAGGTAATCCCACATATATGAACGATCACCATATTCATCAGTGTACCATCGATCACCTTCAGCATCCACAAATGAATTTGAATCTAGACCATCAGATATAAACCCAAATGGTGCCATGTCTTGTTCAATTTGATTTCTCTGCTCCTCATATAATCTCTTACGAACATCTTGATCAGTAAGTTCCTTAAAGTAGTCTTGTGCTACCAACCATGCATAGATAACAAGACACATTGCAAGGTCATCATTACACCCTTCTTCAGCCTCAAATGAGTTATGTTTTGAGATAAAAGTTGTAAGTTCCGAAATAATTTCATAGTCATTGAAGATTAATTTATCCTCCTCAATCATTGTCTTGAGGTTTAATGACCCAACCTTCTTTACGGTCTTGGACATCTTAACTCCCAGTTGAGTTTTCTTTCCAGAAAATCCTTGACCAACAATTTGACCAGCTCTTCCTCTCATTGAGCACATGAGAAGATTTTGATACTCTAAATCATATTGAAGAATACTTGCAACCTGATCTCCAATATCATTTACCTCACAAAGAATATAGGCTCCATTATAATTTTTTGCTACTTCATATATGATATTCGGAAATAGCATTGGTTTGATTTCATTATTTCTATACTTTGCAACTACTTTATGTGGAAATTCTGTTATGTCAGTAACTACGAATGCAGAGTAATCCTCACTCACTCCTCTAGCAACATCAACTGTCATCAAATAGTCGTGGTCATTTTTGGGGTCTTCATAAACATCAAGACCTTTATTTCTTACTTTAGGATGATCATAAATTAAACTTCTCAATTTGCTAGGAGCAATAAGTGTATCAACAGACCCTAGAAACTCACAATTGTGAGATATTATTCCATTTGAAAAATAAAGATTATCTTCACCAACATCAAGTAAGTCATAAAGGTATATTTCTTCTTCTACTATTTCATTATAAACTACTTTTTTCCCCTGAAAAAAATCATCAACTTTAATCATTGATGCTTTTATTTGTTCTTTCCCAAAAGAATGATTGTCAGAGCATTTTATTTCTGTTCCATCATCAAATATTATCCAATGATAAAATGGTTTGTAAACTTTTTGAATTCCAGAAAAATATTTAAATCCACTAGGAGTTTTTACTTTAATATTTTTATTAAGTTTAAACATTTGTCCAGCATTCCTTTAAAATAATTCTTTTTATCCCTTGTGGAGTTAAATTATAATCTTTTGCATATTCCTTACAAAATGCCTGAATATATGATAATCTTTTACCATTTTTCATAATTGCACCGACATTTTGTAATTCTGGTTTTTCATTATATAGTTTCCTTATCTCTCTTATTTGATCGTCATTTATTTTTCTACTAAAAACTCTACCTTTTCTAGAATTGCTCATTTTTTCTATAGTCTCTTCAGAGAAACAATTTTTGACTCCTTTATTCCAAGGAATAGTTCCCTTTTTTGCTCCACCAATTCCTTTTCTTTCGTAGTCATCAAATCCTTCTCCACCAGTAGATTTATTCCATCCATTTTTAAAAGTATCAAATTTTTCTATATGAAAAATTTCTGCTTCTTTTGCTTTTTCTGAAATATCTATCTGCTCACTTATTTCAAATTTATGTGGTGGTTTATTTCTTTTATGTTCTCTTCTTCTAGAATCTAAATTTTGAGTCTGTCCAACATATTTGACTTTTCCATCCAAGTCTTTAAGAAAGTAAATATAATACATTTTTTTAATTATTTATAATCCAAAAAACTCACAACCGTTTATATAAGTTTTCCATTGAAATTTTTTGAATGGTATTATTCTCATCTAAAATTTCAATCGATGTATTTCCATCCAAACATTCAAACTCAACTTTAAACTGCTGCTCTGATGTGTTTGCAATAGTCTGTTCTTTCCATTTAGAATCTCTACCTGGAACTTCTGACCAATGAACATCTGTGGGAATATATTCGTTCTTACCTTTTTCCGCATCGTGCCACATACGGTAGAAATGATTCATACCATGTGGCGTTGAAACTATGATGACTTTTGTGCTTTTACCAGAAGTAATAGTAGGATAAACAGATGCAAAGAAGGAGTCAGCGATGTGATTAGGGACGAAGGCGAATTCGTCGAGAAAGAGGATATTGAACGACATGCCTCGGACAGCACTTGCAGATGTAGAAGCTGCCAATATCTTACTGCCATTTTCTAACTCCAAACTACCTTTATTCCATGCTATGATACCTTGCTGCATCCACTTTGGTAAGTTCTCGTATGCAGTTTGTAACCTATCAAGAAGTTCTCTTGCGGTTGCAGCTTTGTTTGCTAGAATGCCTATATTGACATTATCATTAAATACTGCATAGTGTAAAAGAAAAGAAACCACAGTTGTTGATTTACCTGTCTGCCGTGGCATCTTGCAGATATTAAATCTATTATTATGAAAGTTATTAACTAACTTTTCTTGAAATGGGTATAACTCAAAAGGTTGTAATCCTTTATCAAGAGTCACAATCTTCACATAATTTTTTGCAAAATATACTGGGTCACTCTGACATTTAATAAACTCCTCAATCTGTTCTTGAGTAAATTCAATCGCAGTATTTGCTTTTTTTAATAATGGATTGCCAAGATATACGTCACTCATAACAAAACTCCTTTTAATCCTCAACAAATGTTATTGCAGCATCTGCATTTTGTAGAACAGCACTGGAAGAAATTGCTAGCGTGAATAGTCTTTGTGGTGGTAAAACAATTCTCAACTCATCAAGATCAATTGTTTCTGGAGCACCCGATGTAACACAAAAAACTGCTGCTGGATCTCCACCAGTGATTGTTGTATCAGTTGTTGAATATGAAGAAGCATTTCCAAGAGGTGTGAAATCTAAAGGATCTGCTGTTATTGGATCAATATACAGATAGATAAAACAAGGTGCTGTTCCTGCCGATGTTGTTAGAGCACTAATTTTCTTTACTATAAGTTCTCTGGTATTAATTTTGTTATTGACAATCATACCGCCCTTAATGGTAATCAGGTGGAATTTTGTGCCAGTACTATTCATTCCACCAGTCTTTGTTCTAAAGGCACCGATTGGAAGGGTTGTGGTATTAATAACACCTTCAATCGCACCCATCATAGATGCGCCAGAGACTGTTACACCAGCACCAGTATTACCATCCAGATTGGCAGCCACATATCCAATCTTGAGTGATGGATTATCTAAATGAACAGTATTATTCCTGTTTGTATAGTGAATATGATGAACGGGCATCATATCTCCCGTTGTGGGATTTTCAATAGCAAATCTCATCTCACCAGCACCCAACCAACGGAAGTTGATTTGGTATACATTCAGTTTGGTTGGATCTAATGTAACTCCTGATGGATTGGTGGTGCCACCAACACCAGTCATCGTATCAAAGTTCCAGTCCTCTTGATATGTCCAGTTGCTTGTATGATTTACACCTGTTTGAGAAGTTGTTGATGTAGCTACCAGGTCACCATTACTTACAATAGAGAATGTGCCTGTTTTTGGACCGACGCTTGTGGATAAGAAATCAATATAACCATTCTTATAGTCGGCAATCCAACCAGCATAAGTATGAGTTCCAATACCAGTTGCGTTTTGTGTTGTTGTTCCTGATCCAATAGTAACTGTGGATGCGACACCAGCAAGAGTGACTGTTATATTCTCTGTGCCACTTGAAGGTGTTGTGATAGTAAATCTATGAATGTGAGCTTTACCACCATTCTCACGAAGAATACCAAACCTTCCTTCAGTGCTGTATCCAACTTGAAGTGCTTGCTCTTGTGTGAAGAATCCTGCTCTTTGTGTATATCCTGTTGCAATACCAGAAAACTGTGCTGTGAATCTTGCGAGAGCACCTTGTCCTGGACGATATCTTACAGATCTTTTAGAACGAACAACTCCATAACCATAAGCACCAGTTCCTGTTGATGTAGTCATCAAATTATTAGCATCACTAGTGCTACCAGTACCAAATGAGTAGAGTTCAAATCTATCTGAGTTTAAACCATACAGACCATCAAGTTGAAGGACTGGGGTGATTTGAGATACAATTTGTTCTCCAAATGCACCACTACCACTCGCAGTTCCATTGCACCCATCAATGTTGCCGTATCTGTCGGCACACATGTAAACCTCAAATAGACTTCTCTCTTGATTGAGGTAATCTTGTGTAGTTTTATTCCACTGAGCCATTAGTCACTCCAACTTAATCTTTCTGGTTGATATCTTTGTGCGTTTTTGATTTTTGAAGAAGGAGAATTTCCTGGATAAATTTGATGAACAATTGCACCTGGATATTCTCCTTGAATCTGCTCTGCCAATTCATTTTTGGAAAGCATTTTACCTTCTACTTCAAGACGGTATAACTTACCTTCCCAGACAACATCGGCAAAGAATGACTCTTGTGCCTGTTCTGGTTGAGAACCTCCTACATTGAGAGTTCCATTGAAATCACCATTGATGGTGATGCTTTCGGTTAAAAATTGTTTAAAACTTTTCATTAGTTACAGTTCCAACGACGGAGGGCTTTATTGATTCTGGAATCTGGGTCTCTAGCAGTTTTAGCAGAAGTGAGACGCTTCTTCATACCACTCATTCTTGAGCAGAACGACTTGCGACGCTTTGCATCTTTAGAACCTGCTTTCAATTTTGATGGTTTTTTAGTAACTGCAGTTTTCAGTTTTGAACCTGGATTCTCTCTGCGATAGGCATCAACTGCTTTTTGACTTAAACCATCGGTTTTGTCTTTGCGATTTACAGATTGCCAATCTTCATCAACCTCTTCTTCAGACACATAAAGCAATTGCTCCCCTGGTTTGTAATCAGTTACATAATAGGTATTTACTTTTGAACCGGGATAGACTTTTTCAATTTGGTCTTGAACTTCTTTTCTACTTGGTTTTGTAATTTGTGGGAAGAACAACTTAATCATGTAAAACTTTCCTCTCCAACTCAAAGTTACCACAATTATATTTCCAGTTCTTTGTGGAACTCTTACTGCTTCACCAATGTCACCACCACCATCAGATGATTCTGATGGTACAAAATCCTCTGGAGTTTCTGGTGCTAAAGATGCTGGTTTTGAGAACATATCCCAATAGTGACCACCATACTTACATTCGGTTCTTAATTCATTCTTTTTGCATTTTGGACAATATCTTTGAACACCACATTCTTCTTTTACTGATTTCCAAGGTTCTGGTTTGATGAGGTCAATAAACTCATATTCAGTTGCCTTGAAATCGTCTCTCCAATTAGAAAATTCATATCCTTCTTTTTTGACACAATTTGGATATTTTTTTCCAAACATTTTTTTCATACCTTTTTTCTCATAACCAGGCCAACACTTTTCACCGAGGTCAATTTCTTCTTTTTTAGTTTTATTTCCCCAATTAGCAGCACCTTTTTTACGGCACTTAACTAAAGCCCCAGAAGCATATGCAGAAGGCCAAACCTTATAACGAGATTTTACTTTATGATAACAAGCATCTTTTTCACCTGCTGCTTCGATCATTGCTTCTTCTGTTTTCACGTTAATTGCCTTCCCTTTTCTATCTGGATTTGGATCTTTTCGATTCTTGCGTCTAAAAGCTGCTTCTTCCTCATCTTTAGAAAGATTACGCTTCATTTTTGAAGAACCGCACTTGGGTTTGGTTGTTTGACCTGGTTGCTTTGCACAGGGTTTTCCTGCATACTTGCCGCCCAGTTGAACCCAACCAGGGGTGCCATCAGAAGAGCGACTCTTGCTAAACCAGTCACGCAAAGAACTATCACCACTTTTCGTTTCTTCGTTAGTAACATAATCTGCTGCAGTATCAATGTAATCTGCTGCTTTAGTAATTTTAGATTGAACCCAGGCTTGTAAATTACCCTCACCTTTTTTACCCATCTTCTTTTGAAGACGTTTAACAGCACTTGCTACGGTCTTTAATTCTGACCTAGCCATAGAATATTCGTGATCTTTTTTTTCTTCACTCATTTTCTTTTTGCGACCCTGGCAGTGAGCTCTCTGACTAAAACCCTTTGGGTTATTGCAGTCAATACTCTTTTTATATTTATCTGACCATTTTTCTTGAAGAGAACTCATTGCCTTTAAGTGTCGAAAAAGAACATATGGAATAATCTAGAGTCATATTTATCATATCCAAAATATTTAGACGCAGCATGAGGGCACTTTGCATCCCATATGACTAATCGATTAAAAACATTGCCAACAACATCAATATGATCCCAAGGTGTAGGATCTAAAAACTTTTTAGACCAAATTACATCAGATCCTTCAACACTAACATGCCTAATCCTTGTTTCTTTATGTGCAAGTAAAGATGTTCCACACTCATACGGAGCATCTGGTGTTAGGTAAACAGTAGCGGCCCATCTTTGATAATCTGCATGATATACTAATGGGTCTTCACAAGTGCAATACTGAAATCTTCCACACATTGTATATGTGTCTGTCCATCCAGTAATTTTTTTATTCATAATCATCTCAAATCTTTCCTTTGTTCCAGGAATTTCATATTGATGTTCAGTTCTCTTTCCTTTATATCCACTGTCAGAAATGAAATTTTGTTCCAATGCAAAATTTCTAATAGAATGTGGATCATCATAAAAATTATCTACAACCCATAATGTTGGACTTGGAGACTCATTGAGTTTTTGATTCTTTAAAAAATAATTCATATCAAATATTTAAAATACCTGGAAGTCTTTTTCCACCTTCTTTAATTGCAACTAAATTTGTGGTAACAACAGGAATATGGGGAGACATTTCCCATGTATCTAGGCGATATGATTGAAATCTAATATCTTTATTCCTAATAAATTCTGCTTTACTCTTGTCAGTATAATACCAAAAACTATGTTCATTCCAAAAACTCACATGAGTCGGATCTTGCCATGCCCCGCGTCCATCTGTAGAAGGAACTTCAATTAAAGCCCAACCACCATGTGCAAGAACCCGATGTATCTCTCTCATTGTTTTAATTGGATCTCTCAAATGCTCAATCACATGACTGGCATTCAAAACTCCAACACTATTATCTGGAAGAGGAATTCCATCATTTAAATCACAAATGATATCCGCATCATGTTGATCGATTGTCATATATCCTTCCCTGGGGTATAAACCTCCACCAAGATCTACTTTTAGTAAATTATTTTTTTCAGCATCATGTTCAGCAAGAGCATAAACATTCTCATAAGCAAGTCTTACAGTTTCTTTTTGAATCTGTGAATTTTTTTTCAAATAAGTATTGTTGCCAGTTACTCTATAAACATAAAGCGGTTTTTCTATAAAATACATATTTGTATTTAAATATGTCCTTATCATTAATTCATGATCATCACATATTTCAAGTTCTTGATTATGTCCTCCAACTTTTTTATATAAATCAGATCTCCAAGACCTCACATGATCTGGAGCATACCAAATAAATGAAAGACTATGACTACTTGGATGCCAAGAATTCATTACATATCTTTCTTCTTCACGAAACTTGACTTTCGAATATGACCAACCATGGGCCGGATTATATGGAATAAATTCCTTTTTCATGTTATATTGGATAGCATTACTGTATGCAAATCCAATATTCTCATCTTGATATGCTTTATTCAATTCTTCTAAACAATTTGAAGTAATCATATCGTCATAATCAACTTCAACCAGAACATCACCCGTTCCTTTATGAAACGCATGATGTTTATGATATCCAATATTTTTTGAGGTATTTTCTGTCCTGAAAATCTTTACCCTATCATCATTCCTAATTCTTTCTGATATATTATGCTCTTTTAAATGATTGTTCAACCAAAGAACCCATTCCCAATTTGAATATGTTTGTGCCAAAATACTATCATAAAGTTCTTCAAGGTATGGATTTTTTTTGTGTGCTGGGGTGATAATGCTAAACTTATAATTCATAATCAATAAGATTTTTCTAAATATTATAACATGAAATTTATATATGACTTCATCATTTGCAAAGAAAGGTTGGCATTATATACCAGACATTATTAGTAAACAAGAAGCAATACAAATTAAATATCAGAATCTAATGGGTGCAATTCATGATCTTGGAGGTCTTAAAACTCATTATGATCCTGAAAGAGGAAATGTGATGTGTTGTTATGCTCCAGAGTCCTCCACATTTGTTGTGAAGAGAATGAAACCTATTCTTGAAGAACTACTTGGAGAGGAACTCATTCCATCATATTGGTTTACTACAACATATCATAATAAAGGATGGATGAATTGTCACACTGACAGACCCTCCTGTGAGGTCTCTGTAACGATGAATATCTGTGGTGATGCAGAGTGGCCTATTAAACTTAAAGACCTCACAGGGAAGCGTAGAGAGGTCGTGACACCTGTTGGACATGGTGTTGCATATCTTGGAACTATCGTTCCTCACTGGAGGTCACCACTACGAACACATAAGAACGATAGGTTTATGCAACTCTTTCTACACTATGTCAGAAAGAATGGTGAGTATGCTGACTATGCTTATGATAGAAATGAGAAGTGTTATTCCTTACTCACCAGGTAATTCTTCTTCCACAACATTTGGATCATTAATCATCGGAATTTGAGTTACTTGTGCCAGATATTCTGCATTACTTACAGAAACTGCAACTGGTGCATCAGGAAGAGTAAGTGGAAATTCAGAACCATTTGGAAGATTTCTTAAAGCAGTTCTCCAGGTTGTAAATTCTGATGACAGAGCAACACCTGTCTCCAACGATTTTGTGACAATCCAATCAGTCTCGGACAGAAGTTTATCTCGAATACTTCTTACCTCAACATATCTTTTTGTTTCTTGTGCGGTATCATAAGTAGCAATTTCTGCATCCCATTCTGCTTGAGTCAGAATTTCAAGACCATCTTCTTCTGTGATGGTAGTATCATCGGGGCAAGTCGATAAGCAAAAAGGAATACCATTACTATCAGTTATTCTATGAACGATCTCAAGACCTGCGATATTAGGAGCCACATATCCAAATCTGGGACGACTCCACATTGATGAAGAAATTGCAAAGACACTGGTATTATCCCTATCTACCCAATAATGTTTTAAAAGTTGTGTCATTTTAAATTAATAGACCTCTATTCCATATTTATCTGCAATCTGTTTATCTTGCTCATCCTTTGTTGGAACTCCTTTTACTCTCATCCAACAAACACTGACGATTCTCTCACCAGATTTAACTGGTTCTACTCCATGCAGATAATGATGTGTTGATGGAAATGCGATCAGAAGGCCTGGTTCTGGTTTAATACGAATTCTGTATTTTGGAAATACAAACTCTCCACCCTCAAAATCATCATTCAAAAATAAAACAGTAGAAATATCTCTATCAATAGATTTTTTCCATTGCTTTGTTCCATCAGGATTTACCCATAAGGCTTCACCATCATAATGAGGTTTGTAGTGTCCTCCTTCCCTATAATATAAAAACTGGGGAACTTCACTATCGTTGATATAAAAGTCATAAAAAGGATTGATGACATTATATACCATATCATCATAAAGAGATTTAACGTCTGCCATGATTGGTTGTATATCGGCACACTCTACATCTCTTACATTTGGATCTACTTTTGATTCATCCTTTTTTGTTTCATTTGATTTTTCGGCATCATAAACACCCATCCTCATTTTGGGTGCCTTCTTTACATATTCTGTGAGATATTTACATCCTTCCTTTGTCACAACATTTGGTTGAATAAGGATATTACCAAGTAAATGATTCATTCAAACTCAATTTCTCAATCTTTAAAAATATTTAGTTCTAAATCGTAACCGGAGTTGCAGTTCTCAACCACATATATTTCTGTGGATAGTTTGGTGAAGAAGTTTCTGCATAGATGTAATATCCAGTTGGACTCCCATCAGAGTCTGATGTCGTTCCAGTAGAACCAGATGGTGTTCCTCCGGCATCATAGTTCCATCCACCAGGAGCAGAAGTTGAAACTGTCACATTAGAAAAGAAAGATGTATTGTATGTTGCTGGTGGGCCAGCATTCCATTTTTGCCAATTATCGGTTGATGCAGTTCTCTTCAAATCCGGATCTAAATCATCAGTTCCTCCAGAGTGTGTGAATTCCATATCATCAAGTTGGAAGTCTCCTCTAAAACTTGTTCCAGTACGATATTTAAATACAAAGTGTCCGGTGCTCGGTGATAATGGACTTAAATCTACAGTAGCAGATTTCCAAGTTTGTCCTGGTCCTGGATGCGTTTGTCCGGAGATTGATGTTACTGTTGAACCATCGGCAGTAAATGGAAGTGCGGCACTGATTGTATTAGAAGTGGGTGGTCCTGGTGCCCAGTGAACGGATAAAGTTCCCGTATTTGATCCATAACCATAATACTTAAATGTCATTTGTGATGATGCACCTCCACCACCTTCACCACCTCCACCACCTTCACCACCAGGATTGACAGATGTTCTTGGTCCAGATCTTGGTCCGATTGATGGTGCAGTAGCCCATCCACCAGAGACTCCTGCTGCAGTATATCTTGTTTGAGTTAATTCACTACTTGGTTCCGATACAGTCTCATTAGAAAAATCTAGTCGGTCAATAGTACAAACATAAGATGGAGTAGCACCACCAGCAAAGTATCCATAATTAGAATTAGAGACTGCTGCTGAACCATTTCTTGCTTGAGTTAATTCACTACTTGGTTCCGATACAGTCTCATTAGAAAAATCTAGTCGGTCTATTGTACAAAGTTGAGGTGGGGCCCACCCACCAGCAAAGTATCCATAATTAGAATTAGAGACTGCTGCTAAAGCAGTTCTTGCTTGAGTTAATTCACTACTTGGTTCCGATACAGTCTCATTAGAAAAATCTAGTCGGTCAATAGTACAAACATTACCTGGACCACCACCAGCAAAGTAACCATAATTCGAATTTGAGACTGCTGCTAATTGATTTCTTGCTTGAGTTAAATTGCTACTTGGTTCTGATACAGTTTCATTAGAAAAATCTAATCGGTCAATAGTACAAACATAAGATGGAGTAGTAGCACCACCACCAAAATAACCATAATTAGAATTAGAGACTGATGCTAAATACTGTCTTGCTTGAGTTAAATCATTACCTGGTGCTGATACAGTCTCATTAGAAAAATCTAATCGGTCTATTGTACAAACTTGAGGTGGAGCAAAACCGCCAGCAAAGTACCCATAATTCGAATTTGAGACTGCTGCTAACTGATATCTTGCTTGAGTTAATTCACTACTTGGTTCCGATACAGTCTCATTAGAAAAATCTATACGGTCGATTGTACAAACAACAGCCGGAGCACCACCACCAGCAAAGTAACCAGTAGCATTTCCTATAGGGACAGCATCAACATCAAGAAAATATCTTCTTGATTTTGCACTCTTGTTTATTCCACCCGCAATTACTGTAGAACCTCCCCTATTATTCAAAGTTTGTGTTGAAGAAGGTGTTGATACACTGTCCGTTGAAAAGTCTATTCTATCCATATCAGAACGATATGGAAACATACCTCCCAATAAGTATCCATAATTTAAAGTAGATGCTCCTCCAGCAGAACCTCTTCCTACAGTTATATCTGTTGTTCTTGAAAAACTATCATTTGAAAAATCAATTTTATCCACTACGGTGGGATAAGATGAACTGCCACTAGCAACATATCCATAACTCTGACTTTGTATATGTTGAGATAATCCGGTTCTGCCTGGATTATTTAATGTTCCAGAAATCACAGATGATGATTCGTTGGTAAAATCAAATCGATCTATTGTAGCAACATTAGATGTGCCATCAAAACCAGCAGCAATATATCCATATTGTGTCGAATAAGTTGACCCAGCATTTGTTCTAGATGTCGTAAGATTGGATAGTGAAGACGTTAAAGTTTCACTAGAAAAATCCAATCTATCTATGGTAGATATGTCTGCTGGAGTTGGAACTCTACCACTACAAACGTATCCATATTCCGGACTGTTGACACTAGAAGTCCATTGTTTAGATGAATTTAAATGAGTACCAATATCCTCAAAAGTTTCATTTGAAAAATCAAGTCTTACTATTGTACAATGAACACCAGCACTATATGGAGATTTTCCACCGACAAGATATCCATAATTCCTACCAATTAGGGATGACATGTCAAACATGGCATAAGTATAATTCGCAATTGATCCAGGACTAGAAACAACTTCTGTAGAAAGATCCAGTCTATCAATAATACAAGCTCCTCCAGTTGGTGGTGCAAGTGTAGGATTTGTGGTTCCCACAGAATAACCGTAATTCGCAGACTCTGGCCAATCTTTTTTTCTTTGCTTCTTATATGTTTTTTCTAAACCAAATACTCCTGATGGCATGATATCTATTTCCTTATGTTGTATTTAGTTTGAGACTCCTGCTAAAGTACCTCTTGGTTGAGGTAAATTATTTGCTGGTGCTGAAATAGTCTCAGTAGAAAATTCTATGCGATCAAAACTACTGAGAAAGCCAATGGAAGGATTATCTCCACCAGCAAAGTAACCATAATTAGAATTAGAAACTCCAGAAAGTCCTAATCTTGTCGTTCCTAATTCTGGTGATGGAGCTGATGTAGTCTCATTAGAAAAATCCAAACGGTCAACAGTAGAATGTGCTGGAGGAGAACCACCAGCAAAGTAACCATAATTAGAATCAGAAACTCCAAATAATAATGATCTAGCCTGTGGTAAATGATTTCCTACTGGAGGGACAATTATAGTTTCATTAGAAAAATCTAATCTATCAATCGTGCTACGAAGGGGATTTCCTCCGGCAAAGTATCCATAACTAGAACTAGATACTGCCGCAAGTTCATGCCGTGCTTGAGTTAAATCTGAACTAGGTTCAGATACAGTTTCATTTGAAAAATCTATACGATCAACAGTAGAAGTACTGAGTGGATTAGCACCACCACCAAAATAACCATAATTTGAATTAGAGAGTGATGATAAATCTCCCCTTTTTCTAGTCAATTGACTACTTGGTATTGATGTAATTTCGTTAGAAAAATCTAAACGGTCAATAGTACAAATAAAAGGTGGAGAAAAACCACCAGCAAAATATCCATAATTAGAATTAGAAACTGCCGTTAAATCATCCCTCGCAGCACTTAATTGATTATCAACTGATGGAACTGATGTCGTTTCATTTGAAAAATCAATACGATCAATGGTGCATACTACACCCACACCTGGAGCATCACCACCACCAAAGTATCCATAAGTGCTAGAGATGGGAACTCCATTAACATCAGTTCCTTTTTTAACTCCTTTTGCGTTTATTGATTTTCCATCAGAAACTGCCGCTAAATAACTTCTTGCTTGAGTTAAGTTGCTGCTTGGTTCCGATACAGTTTCATTAGAAAAATCTAAACGGTCAATGGTACAAACAATAGCTGGAACACTACCACCAGCAAAGTAACCATAATTGGAATTTGAGACTGCTGCTAAAATATATCTTGCTTGAGTTAATTCACTACTTGGTTCCGATACAGTCTCATTAGAAAAATCTAGTCGGTCAATGGTACAAACAAAAGGTGGAGCTGTACCACCAGCAAAGTATCCATAATTAGAATTTGAGACTGCTGTTAATTGATATCTTGCTTGAGTTAATTGATCTCCTACTGGTGGCACTGCTACAGTCTCACTAGAAAAATCTAGTCGGTCAATGGCACAAACAAAAGGTGGAGCTGTACCACCAGCAAAGTATCCATAATTAGAATTTGAGACTGCTGCTAAACCCTGTCTTGTTTGAGTTAATTCACTACTTGGTTCCGATACAGTTTCACTAGAAAAATCTATACGGTCGATTGTACAAAGATAAGATGAATTAAATAAACCACCAGCAAAGTAACCATAATTAGAATTAGAAACTGCCGCTAAACCGTTTCTTGCTTGAGTTAAATTACTACTTGGTGCTGTTACGGTCTCACTAGAAAAATCTAATCGGTCTATTGTACAAACAAAAGGTGGTGGAGCATAACCACCACCAAAGTAACCATAATTAGAATTAGAAACTGCTGCTAACAGATATCTTGCTTGAGTTAATTCACTACTTGGTTCCGATACAGTTTCACTAGAAAAATCTATGCGGTCTATTGTACAAACAAAAGGTGGAGCAATACCACCACCAAAGTAACCATAATTCGCAGACTCTGGCCAATTAGAATCGACCTGTCTATCATAAACTACATCTAACCCAAAAACATCTGATGGCATTTACTTATTTTTTGCGAAGTTCTTCGTTAAATAACGAAACTTTTTCCTCACTTAATTGTTTTGTTTGCTCCTTTCTTCCTTGAAGAATATTATTTGATAGTCCACTAATTTCCTCAATACCAGAAGCAACATGTCTCTGAAGACTCTCAAGGAATGCGATTGAATTGCTTGGATCTGCATAGCCTTCCTTAATACGATTCACATCATCCTCAAGAACTGTTGGTGCGGTTGCTCTTCTCATAGAACGAATATTACCACCAGAGACTCCTGTTTGTGCAGCAAGAAGTTCATCAAGAGCCTGGTTGGCAAATCTTCTTTCCCAATAAACTGGTTGATCGGCATCAAATTCTTCTTTTGTTGGAGGATGACCACCGTTCAATTCGATTAATCTTTCAATCAATTTATCAAAGAATTCAAGTTCAGTTGTCTGTGCTTTGAATCCAGCATTCAATCCATCAATAAAACGATGAAAATTGAATTCATCAATATCATACCAACAAAGGTCTTCACCACCTTCACGATTCTTCCACCAGATTGGTTGAGTTTTATCTTTACCTTCCCACTTATAATGAAACTCTCTTACAATTTTCTTTGCATCCTGAATTCCATTTAGAAGGTTCTCTGCCACAGACTTGCGGTTGATAATTGCAGCTTTGAATGCTGATGGAATGGTAAAATTATCATGAACGATAAACTTTTCAATCTGGAAGTTTGACCTTCCTTGTGCAAGTTCTCTTTCAGATTCTTTCCAACGATCACACTCCGCAAGAACCTTGAGCATAAATTCATTACTCTCATCAAGAACTTCATCGGATTTTGCAAGAGCAATTTCTTTATAATTATTTGACATAGAACTCCTATAGATATCAGTTCAATTTTTTTTATTTATGTTTGGAGAAGTGATAATCTCCATCAGCATCAGATGAGTTTTGTGTAAAGTGTGAAGACAGAACATATCCAATCGATTTCATATAAGAAATGACTTCATCTCTCATTGGAGCACCTTTCATATACTCTTTGTTTTGCAACTCAAGAATAATATTCGGACAATATTTAATAGCACTAACAGCACCTTTGATAATATCTAATTCACATCCCTGAACATCCATCTTAATCAAGTCAGGTTTTGGCCATCCTTTCTCTCTGATTAGAGTATCTAAAGTCTTTGTCCTTCTCTTAACTTCAGAGTAATGTTGATTTCTAAATGCATTTTGATTATAAGGAAAATCCTTATAGTTTAATTCATAATAAGAACACCCTCCATGATTTCTGGCATTCTGAAAATAAGTTACAACTTTATCATCTACTGAACTTAATACCTCAATGGCATAATTAACTTTCTTATTTTTATAGAGAGATTCGAATTGGTCATATCCATCAACATGAAAAATATTAGAATCTTTCCATACCATTTGTGCAACCTTTGACCAGTGCAAACAATTGGAACCAATATCATAAATCACTTTTGGATTTATTGATTGCTCATACTTCATCTGATAGAGATAATCAATATGATCATATGGAGTCATTAAGATTTCGGAAAATCTTTCATAATAATCATCATACTTTTCAATATAACTTTTCCACAGTCCAGCAACTCTTTTCCAATTATAATTTTCTATTGCATAATTTGATATCAGTTCTGATGCCTGATAATATTCATCTCTTGCAACATCAAAGAAATGAAAAGCACGAATCATTTCTTCGGCAAAGTTTTTATGAAATGTTTCGTCAGGTATCCATCCTCTTGGTGTGTTTTTTCCTGACATTGGAATAAACTTTCCAATTCCATTTGCCGTTTCTGGAAGTGCTCCCATGTCTGTTGTTATTGGAAAGCATCCACAAGACATTGCTTCTGCTAATGATACACAAAAAGTTTCCTCCCAAACATTGGGATGAATATAAAAAGCTGCATCCTGAATATGAGGTAGCAACTCTTCACGATCAATACAAGGTGAATACTCAACACCAGGAAGTTTCTGAAGTTCTTTATAAACAGAAATAAATGGTGATGGCTCTAATCCATTTGGTCCTGTGATTGTTTCATTGTCACCTTCTCCTGGTTGAATATCACCATAAAGAGACATCGAAGAAAACACTTTGAGTTTTGCATCTGGATGATGTTTAATAACTTCCTTCCAAATTGGAACTAAAGGTGCAACTCCTTTATGTGGTGCAGAAAAAAAGATACAAGTTTTTGATTTTGGTTTTCCAGAAGGACGAAACATATCATGAACTCCGTTTGGAATTACATGAAGTTTCTCTGCTGGTGCTCTTTTATACTTTATATACTGCTCTCGTTCCCAGTTCGAAACACAAACAATGCCATCAATTTTATTCACATATTGTGGAAGGTCTTTGTGTCCCATCTGGTCACAATTATCATGAGCCCAGATAATTTTATACTGTTTATTGGACTTTATAATTTCATTCGTCGTTCTCTTAACATCAACATTCTCTGGAAAAGTATAATGTTGAGCAAGATAATAAAAAGAACTTTCAGTTGCTCCGGACTTCATATACAATAATGTAGTTTTGATTATTTAGTGTTAGTTTGAGAGGCCTCTGGCATTGCTTCTACTTCTTGTCAATTCTGAACTTGGTTCCGATACTGTTTCATTTGAAAATTCTAATCGGTCAATTGTACAGACATAATCAGGACTAAGTGGTGGTATTTCTCCTCCACCAAGATAACCATAATTATTATTGTAAACTCCTGCTAAACCCGGTCTTGCTTGAGACACATTGCCAATAGGTGAACTTACAGTTTCATTTGAAAAATCCATACGATCTATGACTGCCGGACGCACAGTTGGTGAAGTTCTTCCAGAACAAAAATAACCATAATTTGAATTCTGCAATGTACCAAAACCCAAAGCCGCTCTAGTTAATTGCTGGGATGGTTCTACCATTGTTTCTGTAGAAAATTCTAATCGGTCAATAGTACAAACATATCCGTTAAATCCAGTTATATATGCATAACTTGGATTAAATACGGTTCCACCATTAGGTATACTCAATTCATTATTCATTTTTACCGGAGGAGTTGATACAGATTCTGTAGAAAAATCAATACGATCAATAGTGCTATAATATGCTGGTGTTGGATGGAATCCTCCACAAAAATATCCATAATTATTATTGTAAACTCCTGCTAAATATGCTCTTGCTTGAGATAAATTATTTCCCGGTAATGATGTAATTTCATTAGTAAAATCCATCTTTTCAACTGTTGTTTTAATTGGAGAAAGTCCACCAGCAACATACCCATAATTGAAATTAGATACTGCTCCTGCACCATTTCTTCCTGGTGAAGATAAATATCCTCTAGGAGATATATTAGACGATACAGTTTCGGTAGAATAATTGATGCGGTCAATAGTAGTGTGATAACTAGTGACCGGAGGTGGAGTACTAAAAGAAAAACCACCAATAAAATATCCATAAGTGCTGGAAATAGGAACTCCATCAATATCAGTTCCTTTCAGTGAATTTGGTTTTATACGACTACTGTCTCTAACTCCAGAACCATAACCCCTCACACTACTTAAAATTGCTCCTGGTGCTGAAAATGTTTCGGATGAAAACTCAAATCTATAGATAGTGGATTTTGCTCCTGGGCCATTACCACCAATATAACCATATTCTTTAACAGAAAAATCTATTCCTGCCGCTATTATTTCAGGTACTCCTGTAGTTGCCGCAACAGTTTCTGAAGAAAAATCTAATCGGTCAACGGTACAAACAACCGGTGTCAAACCACCAACAATATAACCATGTTCTGAACTCTCAAAAGAATTGAGGTGACTTCTTCCAACTGTCAATTGACCTTCAACAGGAGGAACACTTCCAGTTTCTGTAGAAAAATCCATCCTATCAATTGTAGAATGTCTGGTTGGAGGTGGAGTGGAAAATCCTCCACAAAAATATCCATATTGAGAACCAGATACACCTGCAAGAAATCCTCTATTTTGTGTGAGATTTGAAGCATCTGTAGACATTGTTTCTGATGAGAATTCAAGTCTATGAATATTACACACATAAGGAGCAGCACCACCACCAAAATATGCATATTGTGGGGTGGAAATTGATGCCATGTTGTCCTGATTCGCAGGTAGTGTGGCAGGAATTTGTGTGATCCCTACAACACTATCAAGTTCGTGTGAAAAATCAATTCTACGTATATAACTTCTCGCTGCAGGACTACCTCCTCTATTATCACCTCCAGCAATATAACCATATTCTGATGAAGAAGCTTCTACAGCATCCGAAATTGCTTGACCAGAGCTATACTGACTAAAGTTAGGTGGTTGACTTATTGTTTCCGTTGCTATCTCAAATCGATCAATACGTGACTCTGCAAATCCAGGAGGAGCTACACCACCAACAAAATAACCATAATTCGTAAATTCTGGCCAGGTTCTATCTATTTGCTCCGTTCTTACATCCGATAAACCAAAAACTCCAGACATTTATCAGTACACTATTTTTTTTATTTATTCTCCTGGAAGACATGAGAACCAACATGACACAATTTAATACTTGTGTCTAACCATGATGTAAATCCAACACTACTTGCTCTCTCAAAGAATGAAAAATCCTCTGGTAAGAATGCCATATCTTTTTTGAGTTCATTAAAATAATGATATGAATTATGATATTCTGCTTCTGTGATTGGATAAGATGAGTGTCCCAGTGAAGGAGTATATTTTAAATCCTCATAGTTCTCACGAATTTTATCAAAAACTCTACGGTGAATAAGAGCAAACCCAAATCCAATACTATCAATCTTAATCAATCCATCCTCTGCTAATGGTGGTTGTGAAATATTATAATTGTATTGTAATGGAATACTCTTCATAGGATAAGCTCCACAAACAATATCTCTTTGATATGATAAAAGTTTTAATACATCTTGTGGTTCAAATCCAATGTCCGCATCAATAAACATTACATATTCATATTGTGTGTTATTGATAAAGAAGTTGGCAATTCTTGACCGACCTTTGGTAATCAAACTCTCATTTGCCAGAGTGATTAATCCATGATCAATTTGATTTGTTCTTAATTCTTTTCCAAGATTAAATAACCCTTTGGCAGTCTTATCACTAACGATTCCACCATAACAAGGCAGTGCAATTAAAACGCTCATACTATTAGTTCGATATTAAATGAGATTGAAATTCGTTCTTCATCAGATGTATTTGGAAGAACAAAGTGTGGAAGCCAAGAAGGAAACAAAAGCAGTTCACCAACTTTAGGATTGTGTGCAAAGTATTCATCGTTCACAATACAAGACATTTGAAAATCCATCATTCTTGCAGGTCTTGGATCCTCAAAGTTAATTACATCTGTTCCCTGTGGCAATTGTATATAGTAAACTCCACTCATCCAGCCAGATGGATGAACATGGGTAAAGTTCATTCCACCTTTTGGATTTATATTACCCCACATTGAACGAATCACCATCTGTGGACGATTCTTTGATAAATTTTCAATAATACTTTGAGTAATTGCCGTCGTCTTTTCTAGTAGTGGTTTGAATACTTCATGTTCCCACAAATTTGTTTCACTCTGCCACCCACCACGATTACTCCTCACAGTTCCGGGTGTCTTTTTCGACATATCAATCAAAAAGTTTTTATATTTTTGATTTTCATCGTGCTCAAAAATATCTACACTATAAAACCTGGTAGGAAAAATATCCCCCTGTTTAATATTAAACATATATTCAAATCAAATATTCTAATTATATCAGGTTATATATTTGCCTGCAACATTCACAGTTAAAGCATTTGCAACTGATGCTGTGGCAACAATTGTATCAGTGGCTTCGATTCTCTTTTGTCTTGGAAGAATCTGAACATTGCTGTTTTGAGGAATCGTAAGATTATATGCCAGATATCCAACACGAACAGAACCACCTCTGAAAATAGAAATAGATGCATCAACATCTACAGTATCACTATAATTTGCAAGCACAATCGTATTAATTACTGATGGATTAGTGACAGAAGTAAAGACTGTTTGATCTGTGGTTGCAGTAATATTTGAACCGATTCCAATATAATCCGTTGCATCATCTTGCTTATATGTAATCCAACAATCAAGACCATTTGCAACTCCTGCAGGATTAGTTCCGAGACCAGCATAAGAAGCAAAACGAAGATTGTCTGATGGATTTGCGACCAGTGGTTGATCAACAACTTCTAGTGCACCTTGATAAGGAACAATAATTTTATTCGTAATTGGAACATTCTGTCCACCATCATAATCCATTCTAGTGGTCACATACAAATCACTTGCTGTCACATTTGTGATGTGCACACTTTCAATGACATATCTCTTACTTGCAGTTGCCGGGAAAGTGACACCAATAGCAGTGAATCCATCAATATCATCCGATGAAGAAGCATAAGCAGAGGTTGTGATTCCGGTGTCAAATCCACCACCGCCGCCTCCACCTCCAGCTTCACCTTGGAATCCTTGAGCACCATCATCGCCTTGATAACCTTGATTTCCCTGTGCTCCGGTATCACCTTGATGTCCTTGATTACCCTGTGCTCCAGTATCACCTTGATATCCTTGATTTCCCTGTGCTCCGGTATCACCTTGATGTCCTTGATGTCCTTGATTACCTTGTGCACCAGTATCACCTTGATGTCCTTGATGTCCTTGATTACCTTGTGCACCAACATCTCCTTGTGCACCCGTATCACCTTGATGTCCTTGATGTCCTTGATTACCT